TATGTAATCATAATCTAAGAGCAATTAACTATAAGACTCCTGACAAAATCTATTATAGGTCAATGTGTGATCCCTGTATGCGTGTGCAGAAAAAAGGTCAAAAGCCTCGTTGGGTCCGAGAAGGTTATAAGAAACGTGTAAAATGTGAAGCTTGCGGCTTTGTTCCTAAATATCAAGAACAACTCACAGTCCTTGATTATAGCAATACGTTTAAGACGCTGTGCTTAAACTGCGAAGGTGCTGCTAAAGTTGCTAACAAGATAGAAATTAAGAGAGGTGACCTTGAACCAGACTTTTAAGATCTTCAAGAGTTCCACTATTCTCTAGTGTCTTGCTAAACTTAGATCTTGCCCATTCCCACTCGCTTGAATGGATATAGTTAGGTGGAGATCCTCCTAATTGGTATTGTACAAACCACTTAGGATCAGGTCCACGCTTAACACACCAAATTTCTCCATTGATCCTCTTGATTAGATCTATCTCGTTAGGAAAGCGTGTGTCAGGAATAACGTAATTTCGATCTTTTTCTATCTTCCGTTCTAGGCTTGCAATCCAAATGTCTTGATGGAACCCCGCTCGACAAACTTCAGTTCCCCATAGTTGTAGTATTAAACGTGGAGTTAGTTCGGGCATCCTTAAGCGTTCTGCCCACCAAGGATCAACTTGCTCTCGCCACTGTCTACTCTCATCAGTAGCACCTTCAAGCAACTGTCTATCCCAACTGAATATAGCAGCAACAGCATCTTTTAGGCTGTCAGCAAAACTGATTTTTGTAAAGCCGAAATCATCCTGTAGGATATCTGCTACAGTTCCTTTGCCACTTCCTATTAGTCCGCAAATTCCGATAATCATATTTTAATAATAATATAGAAGATAAATCTTGTCAACCTATAATAAAGGTATAGCCCTGACCGCCCGTTACTTGTGTTGCTAACTCAGTCTCTAGACGCTCTATATCTGCTTTAGCCTCACCCTTAATAGCAGTTCCATTAAGTGATCCACCACCCTGTGGTCCAGCGATCTGACTAAACTTCTCACGTGCCTCGCCCATCATCATCTTACAAGTTGCTAATGTATAATCTTTGAGCCACTGATTAGCATATACATCTTCAAGTATAACAAAGTCTGGACGATGATTATATGTCCAGATTAGGATCTCTTCCTCACCACGTGGACGCTGTGTTATCGTAAGTTTACGTGTACTTTGATTATAATTGTAATTGATAAAACTACCAAACATACGTCCAACTAGTTCTTGATATTGGGCATACATTTCATAAGTTAACAATCCACCCATGTTAGAACTTGATAGTAGATAAGTGTTAGTGTAGGCCATGTTGAATGGTTCAAACACTGTTCCACCGTTGCCTAGTCCTGATCTTGATCCAATACTTCGACGGAACAACTGTCTTACGCTTACAACTTCTTTAGGTAGTGTATATGTGTTAGTATCTAGTTCTAGTGTTAGGAACATATAACTTTCTTCAACTGAACTATCACCACGTTGTCTATATTTGTTTAGAGCACGATCTAGAGCTGTTTGATAGTGTATAGGATCAAGTTCTAGATCAATCATACCTCCGCCCAACATAGCGTTAACATAATCATAAACTTGTTGTTTAGCGTCGTCTAGATTACTCATAATGCTGCTATCCTTGTTTTAAAGTCATTAAAGTCTACACTAGCATCTAATATATTTTTTAAAGCTATTTTACTTATAGTATCACTTGATGGTGCATCGGGAGAATACGAACTAGTACTATCTCCGCCGTTTATTGCTAAAATTCCGTTTCCACTATATAGTTCTGTAAAGTTTTCTTCTGTTTTTCTGAAAGCTTCACGGATAGGATCCCCGTCTTTGGTATTTGGTCCTTGCCCGATGTTAATTGATTGTTGTGCCATGATTCCACCTAAAACGCTTTGCTTATCGTATTTATCGCAGGCTATAAATACTGTACCATGCCAAGACTCAGTCTCTATCGCCCAGAAAAGGGAAATGATTATAAGTTCATAGACAAAACTGTCTATGAGATGTTCCAAGTAGGTGGAACTGATATCCACATACACAAATATCTAGGACCAATTGATCCTTCTAATCCAAATATTGCAACTAGTACTACTACTATACAAGATGTTCTATTTTTAGAAAATAGAGACCGTAAGTATGATAGCACTATACATGTAATGCGTGGTATTTATAATATACAGGATATTGATTTTAATCTAAGCCAGTTTGGATTGTTCTTACAAAATGACACAGTGTTTATGAGTGTACATATGAATAACAGCGTTGAGATATTAGGACGCAAGCCTGTAGCAGGTGATGTATTTGAATTACCGCATCTCATAGATGATTTTGCGTTAAACGATTTTGCTGCTAGTTTAAAAAGATATTATGTTGTTGAAGAAGTTAGTCGAGGATCTGAAGGTTTTTCAGTTACTTGGTATCCTCATCTTTTTAGACTTAAACTGAAACCTATTGTAGATAGTCAAGAATTTAAAGACATATTAGATATGCCCCAGAACACAGATTCCTATGCTGGTGATTATGATCCTAGTGTAACCTATTACCCAGGACAGGTAGTGAAGTATAACGGTGTTCTTTATAATGTTACAGCACAAGTAACAAATACAAATCCACCTAATGAGCTTTATTTTACTGTAGCAGATAACAACGATACTCTTCGTGCGTTAATGAGTACGTATGAAAAAGAATTAGCAATAGGGGAAGCAGTTGTTGCTGAAGCAGAATTAAATGCTCCGCAAAGTGGATATAGCACTCGAAATTATTATACATTACAAGTTGACGAAAATGGGCTTTCATCTCTTAAAACTGTAGATAGCGATACTTCGATCAATACTCCCGGAACAACTGACCAAACAGCACAAACTCCAACTAGAAGCGGATATCAAGGTTATCTAGTTGGAGGAGATTTTCCACCAAACGGGTCACCGTATGGATTTGGAATACAATTTCCTGACGAACCAGCAGAAGGTGATTTTTTCCTCCGTACTGATTATCTACCAAATAGAATGCTTAGATTTGATGGAACTCGCTGGGTTAAGTTTGAAGATAACGTAAGAATGACGATGACAAATACTGATAATAGAGCCAAACTTAAAACTAGATTTACTAATAACAATGCTGTTACAAATATTGATCTATTGTACACTGATACATTTAAAGTTAGTAATCCAATGGTATTCCGTGTTACAGACCTTACAGGTTTATTAGATTTACCCAGCAGCAAAGTTGTTACAAGGATCCCTTATGTTAAGACTTATGGTGTAGAAACATTCGTTAATGATCAGATCATGACAGTTGCTGATGTTCGAAATGATAATGGCTTTGTAGCATTTATTACTTCTAATCCGCTAAAGGTGAATGATATAGTACGATGGTCTATCTATCAAAGCAGTGTGCCGCAAAGAGTTGCTCTTAGTAAAGCACTAAAACCAAAGGCAGATTTCTAATGATAAGTAACATGGAGGCTTCGGTTTAACGCCGTTGAAGTGTCATCGAGTTCTTCTATGATGGTCAAGTCCGACGATATCTAGCACAGGCATTACGTATGCTTGCTGGATTTAAAACACGAGCAGGCGATGGTACTGAAAAAGTAGTACCAGTACTGTATGGTGATATGACTAGGCAAGTTGCCCAGATACTAAAGAACAATTCTGAGAACACTTTACCAAGTGCTCCTCGTATCACTCTTTATATTTCTGATATAGAATTAGATACTAGTAGATTAGCAGATGCTTCTTATATCAATAAGATACATATTCGCGAACGTGCTATAGATCCTGCTACTAATACATATACATCAACTCAAGGTCAAAACTATACTATTGAAAGATTAATGCCTACACCTTATAAGTTAACTTTTAAGGCTGATATTTGGACGACTAATACTGATCAAAAATTACAAATATTAGAACAGATACTAGTTCTATTTAATCCTAGTTTTGAAATACAGACTACTGACAATTATGTTGATTGGACAAGTTTAACTGTTGTATATCTACAAGATGTAAC